GATCGACTTCATGAACGGGTTGCTGTGTGTCGGGCCCGCCACCCAATCCCGGATCTGGGCCTGGATGTGCCTGACATCAACGCCGGCCGCAGTGGCCGCGCGCGTCGTGGCGGCATAGGCGTCCAGCACGTCGGCGCCGGTGATTTCGTAGCCATAACCGATCGACATCCATCGCAGCGCCGCCAGACCCGCCGCCAGTGCGAAGGCGGGCTGTGTCTCGGCGAAGTCCCTGGCCGCGCGGGTGAGCGTGCGCGGGTCGGTCGGGCTGGCGTTCGCCAACTCGATGGCAATCGCGAAGAGGCCGGCATCCTTGGCCGCGGCAAACCACTTGCCCTCGGAGCCCGGGGTGCCGGCCACGAGGTCGCGCAGTATCTCGGCCGACTGCTTGTGCGGGTACTTCCTGGCGATCGCCCGAAACGTGGCGAGATGCGTCCCGCCTTGATTGGCCTCGATCGCGTAGCGCTGGTAAGCCTCGTCGGCCAGGCCGGACGAAAGCAGGATCGATTCGCAGGCCTCGGCGATCTGCATGCCCGGGTCGTTGAGCCCGCGCGAGTCTTCGGCGTAGCGCAGCGCCTCGGCCTTCCTGCCGAGGGCCGCCAGCGCCTGGACGCCCCACTTGCGGTCGTGCCAGAACTTGTAGGGCGCCATCTCCAACAAGCCGAGCAAGGGCTCGTACTGGCCGGCTGCCATCATGGCCGACAGGCAGGCAGCAGTGCCGTTGTAGTAGCCGTGGCCATTGGCGTGCGGCCTCCAGGCGTACTCAACCATCGGACGGAACTCGGCGATCCACCGCTCGGCCAGCTTGGTCTCGGCGCACAGGGTGCCCCAGTGATCGGCCAGGCTCTCGATGTAGCTGATGCCGTCTTCTTCGATGGCTTTCCAGAGCCGCTCCAGCCACTTCTGACGGACCTTGGCGTCCACAGGCGCCTTGGCGATGATGGGCACCAAGGTCTCGATGGCGCGGTTCACTGCCGTGCCGATCGCGCCCGACGAGCTGTCCACCTGCTCTAGGGCCGGGGCCAATTTCTCCAGCAGCAGCACCGACCCTTCCGCCGCCAGGGCGGGTTCCTTGCGCGCCACCTGCTTGATCTCGGCGAGAGCTTCCTTGGTGCGCTGGATTGGCGTGTCCGACCGCCAGCCGAACGCCTGACGTCGAAAGCGTGGGGCGAACTGCCACTTATGCGCGGTACTCATCGTCGATCGAGTGGCTGCCCGTTGTTGATGAATCGATCGAAGGTGTCTTCCTCCGGGTCGCCATCCTCATGCTGCGGACGCCGCCACTCGGCGTCTGGCATCGTCAGCAAGGTCAGCGAGTAGCCGTAGCTGCCGGCGATCATGGTCATCTCTTTCAGATCGACGTATCCCGGCTCACGAGGAAACCAGACGTTGGCCCGGGTCGAGTGCTGCTGACTGCCGCCGGTGCAGTTGGCACTGTGGGCCAGTGCGTTGTCGGGCAGCGGGATCGTGTTCTTCCGCGTGGCGAAGAAGGCCCCGGACTTGAAGGCTGCTTCGTTGGCCTTGGCCCACAGCAGGTGGTCGTCACAGCTGGCGACAAGAACGGCTCGCCCCTCGGCGATGTCTGTCCAGCGCAGGGCCGCGGCCGTCAGCGACACGCCATACCTGTTGGCGCAGTGGCTGAGCAGATCAAAGCTCACGGTCTGGCCCGCGACCTGGCGACGCAGGTCGTCGTACGGCATCAACAGGTTGGAGGCAAACCGGTCGGCCTCGTCTTCGATGCTCTGCTCGTTCCCGCTACCGACCTCGATGTCGCCCTTGCTGCACTGGAACTGATCCTGCTGATGCCGGTGCAGCATGTAGTGCCCAAACTCATGGGCAATGGTGAAACGCTTGCGACCTTCCGAGGCGATCGCGGAGTTGTAGACGATGATCCACTTCGACTTGGTCGCATTGCCGGCCAGCATGCCGTCGACGCTGTCCATGTCCTCGCCGTGGATCCTCGTGATGGGCGATCCAGGGAAGCGACCCTTCGAGTACTCCTTCGCTACTTCTTCGACTTGCACCGGGAACCGGTCGGCGCCGAGGACCGCGTTCAGCGTCTGAGAGATCTGGTTGGCTGCGGCAGCCGGTTGCAAGGACGGGCTCATTCGTCTTCCCAGGCGTCCAGGATCCGGCGGAGCTTCTTCTTGTCGCCGTCGGACATGGTCTTGTACTTCCGGAAGAAGGCCTCGTCGAGGACGGCGTCGTCGGGTGTACTGACCGAGTTCGTGAGCAGGAACTCGGTGGTGACCTCCAGCACCGCGGCCAGACGGGTGATCTTGTCCGCTGACGGCTTTGGATCGTCCTTGTTCTCAAGCTCCCAGATGTAGCTCTTGCTGGAGTCCGTCAGCTCGGCCAGTTGCTCGAGGCTGAGTTTCTTCTGCTTGCGCAGGGCGTGGATCTTGTCGCCCAGTGGGGATGGCACCGGTCGCTCCTCTCGGGTCTGCGTAGGTCTAGAAAATTGCTACTGTACCGAACGAGCTTGCGCCAGCTTGACAGGGTTCGCACCAATTGGAAATAATCTGCAAAGTTCGGTTTACCGAACGATCTTGAGCGATCCATCCCTTGGCGAGTCGGGGTGTTTCGGCCACAACCCCACCCCCGGTCACCGCCTCGCCATCGGAGCTTTCAATGAATGATGCAGAGAACCTTGCCCGCCTTCTCGGCCACGTCGAGCCGGCGGTCTTCCACCACTTCATCGGCGCCAGGTTTGGCCTGCACCTGCCGCCGCTCGACCTGAAAAAGCCGAAAGGCCAGAGCAGGCAGGAGATGGCGAACGCGCTCAGCGCGATCTCGGTCGGAGAGCGGCAGAAGCTGGAGGAGGAATCCGAGCGGATCGTTCTGCTGTCCGACGGCCCAGGCCAAGACGTCATCTACGGATTCCGCCACCTGATCACCGGAGTGGCCAATCGCGAGGCCTTCGGCAAGATCCGAAACCAGTATGAACGGGCGATGTGGCTGAATCTGAACGACGACCGGATCTTCAGGCATGCCTTGGATGCGAGGCAGGCTGACGTCTTCCGCCAGAGCACCACTTGCTACTCGGGCTTTGTCGCGCCGAAGGATCTGGAAGTCAAGGACGACGCCATTTCCCAGGCCGCGTTTCATAGCGGCGCCGCTACACATTTGGGATGCTCGCCCGAGGACGTTGCAGTGCAGATCTTCAGGCGCCTGCGCCCGGAGGCCGTGGCGGGCGAGGAGGTCGACCTTTACCAGATCAGCATCCACCACAACCGGCCACCCGAGGTAACGGACCGCGTCAAGGACAGCGTGCTTGTGTCGCAGGAGGTTATTCGAACTGTCTCGGCGCACATCACTTATGAACCCAGTAGCGGCCACCTCGAAGTGCTCTCCCGCGAGACCGATGCGCGCGAGGACCTGGGCCGGCTGGTGGCGGACGAACTGCTGCAATCCCCGATCACCGGGGAGACGATCCCGTTGAAGGTCTACTCGTACCAGAGCCTGGCCGCCCCGCGCCACTTCGACATCTCGGGCGAACCGGTCACGGCCGTCAAGGTGGTCGAGCTCGGATACACGGTCCCCGACCATCGGTCGCTGCAGGTGAAGATTTGGGCCAAGGATGTCGACGACATTTACACGGCGGCACGCGCGCTGATCACGCCCACATTCGACTTTCGGAGTCACCGTCTCACCTACGCCAAGATCTCCTTGACTACGCGCAAGGACCACGGCGAGCGTGCTCGCACCATCAACATCGTCCTGCGCGATGACAACAAGTGCAACGTCAAGACCAAGCGTGAGAAGGACCGGGCGCTCTGCGACCGCCTGCTCGCGAAGTGGGGCTTGATCAGGGAGATTGGCGATGCGCCCAAGTCTGTCGACGCGCTCGCTGCTTGAGCTTCTGAGCCTGTTCGAGCAGGGCCATCAGCGCGTGCCTGGCCTGGGTGGGCAGCATCTGCGCGGAGTGCCAGCATGGGGTCTGAGAAGCCTCCAGCACCTATCGCCGGATCAGGTCGACACGTGGACCGAGCGCATCGGCTATGCCGCCTCGTACCCCGCGGCTCTCGGTGACGACCTGGTGCCGGTCGAGCTGGAGGAGGACGACGGCGGCCAGTTCACCTACCTCTGCCCAGAGACCTTCCGCACCAAGCGCGTGGGCGCCGATGCCGTAGCCATTCGCTCGGTCAGCGCCGACCGGCTGCTCAACCAAGTCGCCGATCTGCTTGACATTGCGCAGATGCATCGCCGAGGCATCGCGTCGCCCGCGATTCAGGACACGCTGTGGCATCTGGGAAACATGCGCATCGGGGTCGTGCACGTCGACGTCTGGCTGGTGCGCGGGCTGAACGCTTCGGTCGAGACTGTGTTTCGGCACTTCGAGCAGCCGGCGTTGCCCGACACGGGTGTCATCCTGACGACCGGGGCGGCGTTGCCTGCCTTGGTTCGCCCTCCTCGGAACTACAGGGTCGTGCCGATTGGTGGCGTGATGTTGAGCCACTCGCGAACCCCGGCGGTGGACAGGGACCTGATCCATCGCCTGCTTGCAGCAGCGCCGGGCGAGCAGCTGAAGACGTCACCCCCCGTGCGTTTCGATCAGTCCACCAACACGCTGCACATCAGCACCCGATCGGTCGAGCCCTGGCGGGTCGGTGGATCCAAGAAGATCGCCGTGGTCAAGTGCCTCGTCGAACAGCTGGTGAAGGGGCGTCGCCGGGTCGGCGCGGCGGACATCCTGATCGCAGCCCACGGCTCCAGAGAGGCGGCACGGGGCAAGCGGGTGGCGAGCATCTTCAGCGGCAACGATCAGTGGCTCGACTACATCGAACACGATGAAGAGGGCTACGGCATCAAGCTGGATTGAACCAGCGCCGGCACCTGCCAGCACTACCAGCCGCCTACGGGCGGCTTTTTGTTGCCCGCTTCACTTCGCGCCAAGCGAAAGCACCGCCCGTACATCAGCCCGTACATCGCGTCGGGTGACGCCCGTACATGCCGGTTCCGACACTGCTTGCACTGTTCCGCAACCACCTGAAAGGACCCGAACGTGACCGTCAAACACCTCAACCAACGCGAGCTGGCCGAGCGCTGGGATCGCAGCGAGGCCTGCCTCGAAAGATGGCGCTGCGACGGGATCGGACCCGTCTTCATGAAGTTGCAGGGCCGCGTGCTCTACCGCCTCGAGGACATCGAAGCCTTCGAGACGGAAAGCCTGCGCCAGAGCACCTCTGACTCGATCCAAACGGGGAGCGCAGCATGACCGGCCTCACCCCCGAGCAGATCCTCGCCACGCCGCCCGGCGACCTGGCCAACCAGTCCAGTGACGCGCTCTATGAGCTCAAGGGCCAGGCCACAGCCCTTCTCACCACAGCCAAGGCGGTCGACGCTTGGCTCGACAAGGTCCTCGACCTGAAGTACTCGCAACGTGCCCGCGAGATCCGACTGGCCGAGGGCAAGGACACCGGCGTCGTGCACTTCGAGGACGGCGCCGTGCACATCACGGCGGACCTGCCCAAGAAGGTCGACTGGGACCAGGCCCGTCTGGCAGAGATCACGCGGCGCATCGCGGCCAGCGGCGACAACCCGGCCGAGTACGTCGAGATCACGTACCGCGTGTCGGAGACCAAGTTCAACGCCTGGCCCGAAACGCTGAAGAGCGCGTTTGCCCCCGCGCGCACGTTGAAGACCGGCAAGCCCGGCTTCCGTCTCGAACTGAAGAAGGACTGACCCATGAAGACCCAACCCACTCTGGTTCAGCTGCTGGGCGCCGCCTACCCGTACGCCCTGAATGAACTGCCGCCCACGATTCGCATCCCGGCCATCGCTGGCCACCGCGCCGATGAAGTGATCCGGCCGCTGGATGAGGCTACGGTCGACGACGTCGCACTCTCCATCCTCGGCGTCGAGGCCGAAATTGGTGTCGTTCGCCGTCGCCTCCATGCGCTGCGCGAGCTCTACGAACTCGCCCGCAAGCGCGGCGCGCTGGGCGCCCACCACATCAGCGACACCTTCGCCGACTTGCGCGATGAAGGGGGTGGCCAGTGAGCTTCCCGATCATCACGGCCGACCAGCGCCTGGCCGAACCGCGCGGCGTCAAAGGTGTGCTGGTGGGCAAGAGCGGCCTGGGAAAGACCAGCCAGTTGTGGACCCTGAACGCGGCCGCGACGCTGTTCCTCGACCTGGAGGCCGGCGACCTCGCGGTGGAGGGCTGGGCCGGCGACACGATCCGCCCGCGCACCTGGCCCGACTGCCGCGACTTCGCCGTCTACATCGGCGGCCCCAACCCGGCGCTACGCGATGACCAGGCCTACAGCCAGGCGCATTACGACGCCGTGTGCGAGCGCTTCGGTGATGCCGGTGTGCTCGACAAGTACGACACCGTCTTCGTCGATTCGATCACCGTCGCTGGACGTCTGTGCCTGCAGTGGTGCAGGGGGCAGCCTCAGGCCTACTCCGAGAAGACCGGCAAGCCTGACAGCCGCGGCGCCTACGGCCTGCTCGGCGCCGAGATGCTCGGCTGGCTGACGCATCTTCAGCACACCCGGCGCAAGAACGTCTGGTTCGTCGGCATCTTGAACGAGGCGCTGGACGACTTTTCTCGCCGCGTCTTCTCACTGCAGATCGACGGCTCGAAGACGGGGCTGGAGCTGCCCGGCATCGTCGACGAGGTCGTGACTCTGGCCGAGTTGAAGACCGACGACGGCACGCCGTACCGCGCATTCATCTGCCGAACGCTGAACCCGTGGTCCTTCCCTGCCAAGGACAGGTCTGGCCGCCTGGAGATGGTCGAGGAACCGCACCTTGGCCGGCTCATGCAGAAGATCGCCGGCCCCGCCAAGCCCGCCTTGCAGCGCCTCGAGTTCGCTCGGCCGCCCGCCACCACCAGCCCCGAATCCATTCCGACTCAGGAGTCCTGAACATGACCTACTTCGATTTCAATTCCGCCCCCGAGCAGGCTTCCTTCGACCTGATCCCCAAGGGCGAGCTCGTCCGCGTGCGCATGACGATCCGCCCCGGTGGCTACGACGACGCGTCGCAGGGCTGGACTGGCGGCTTTGCGACCCGCAGCGCGACCACCGGCTCGGTGTACCTGAACTGCGAGTTCGTGGTCACCGAAGGCAAGTACGCACGCCGCAAGATGTGGTCGCTGATCGGCCTGCACAGCCCCAAGGGTCCCGAGTGGGCCAACATGGGCCGGACCTTCATCAAGGCCGTCCTCAACTCGGCGCGAGGCATCCACCCTGGCGACAGCAGCCCTGCCGCGCAGAACGCGCGCCGCATCAGTGGCTTCGCTGACCTGGAAGGCGTCGAGTTCCTCGGCAAGGTGGACTGGGACAAGGACCAAAACGGCCAGGACAAGTGCGTCATCAAGGCCGCGATCACGCCTGACCACAAGGACTACGCCGCGGTGATGGCTGGCGCAACCGCCGCGCCGGCGACCGCTCCCGCTGCGCCCAACGCCTACGCTCAGGCCACGGGCCGTGCGCCGGTGCCGGGCCGGCCCAGCTGGGCCCAGTAAGGGAGGGTCACAGCCATGATGCTTCGACCTCGTCAATCGTTACTTGTCGAGCGCACGCTGGCGGCGCTCGATGAGTACGGCAACACCCTGGCGGTGGCGCCCACCGGCTCCGGCAAGACTGTCATGTTGTCGGCGGTCGCAGGCCGGCTCCTGGAAGAGCCTGACGCCAAGGCCTGCATCCTCGCCCATCGCACCGAGCTCACCGGGCAGAACCGTGGCAAGTTCAGCCGCGTCAACCCCGGCGTCAGCACTTCGGTGTTCGACGCCAACGAGAAGTCGTGGCAGGGCCAGGCGACTTTCGCAATGGTCCAGACCTTGTCGCGGCCGACGCATCTGGTCCAGATGCCGACGCTCGATCTGCTGGTCATCGACGAGGCACACCATGCTTCGTCGCCGACCTACCGGACAGTCATCGACAAGGTGCTGGCCAGGAATCCCACGGCGGCGATTTTCGGCGTCACGGCCACGCCGAACCGCGGTGACGGTCAGGGACTGCGTGATGTCTTCTCCAACGTGGCCGACCAGATCACGCTCGGCGAGATGATCGCCGCCGGCCATCTGGTTCCGCCGCGCACGTTCGTGATCGACGTCGGCGTGCAGGAGGCGCTGAAGCAGGTGCGCCGGACCGCGATGGACTTCGACATGGACGAGGTCGCCTCGATCCTGGACAAGCGCCTGATCACCGAGGCGGTCATCAGGCACTGGAAGGAGAGGGCGGCCGCGCGAAAGACCATCGTCTTCTGTTCGACGGTGGCCCACGCACAGAACGTGTGCGACGCGTTCGTCGCCGCCGGCGTGACCGCGGTGCTCGTGCACGGCGACCTGTCCGATGCCGATCGCAAACGGCACCTGGGCGACTTCGAGTCTGGCCAAGCCCAGGTGGTGGTCAACGTCGCGGTGCTCACCGAGGGCTACGACTACACCCCAACCGGCTGCGTCGTGCTTCTGCGGCCGAGCTCCTACAAGAGCACGTTCATTCAGATGGTCGGCCGCGGCCTGCGCACCGTGGATCCGGAGGAGTTCCCGGGCGTCATCAAGACCGACTGCATCGTGCTCGATTTCGGCACCGCCAGCCTGATGCACGGGTGCCTCGAGCAGGAGGTCAGCCTCGATGGCCACACCAGTGACGGTGTGGCACCGACAAAGGACTGCCCCGAGTGCGACGCCGTCGTGCCGCTCGCCTGCATGGAGTGTCCGCTGTGTGGTTTCGTGTGGGAGCGACAAGAGCGCGACCACGATGTCCTGACCGATTTCGTGATGAGCGAGATCGACCTGCTCAAGCGGTCCAATTTCCGCTGGTGCGACCTGTTCGGCCAGGACGATGCACTGATGGCCACCGGCTTCAACGCCTGGGCCGGCGTCTTCTTCCTCAACGGGCGCTGGCACGCGGTGGGCGGCGGCAACGGGCTGAGTTCTCACCTGCTTGCCGTCGGTGACCGCATGGTCTGCATGGCCAAGGCAGACGACTGGCTCAACGACCACGAGACGGCGGACTCGGCACACAAGACCCGACGTTGGCTCAACGAGCCGCCCACACCGAAACAGTTGAGTTTCTTGCCCCAGCAGATGCGGGCGGACTTCGGCATGACGCGCTACCAGGCGTCGGCCCTGTTGTCGTTCCAGTTCAACAAGGCGTCGATCAAGCGCCTCGTCGAGGCGGCCAACGACAGTCTTCTGGAGGCGGCGTGAGATGTGCAGTCTGCTGCCGCCAAGCGAGAGGCTACGGATGGTTCAACCCCCGGCTCAAGCCCAGCGATACCGCACGCACATCCGATCGATGGGTGTTCTGCTGTCGTCGGTGCCAGGACGCCTTCTGCCACCTCATGAACAAGACGGAGGGTCGGATGATCGATCCCAGTGAAATGGAAATCGCCGCGATGCAGGCCTGCCTGCAGCCGCTGGGCGAATACGTCGGCGAGATCGGCATGCAACGCCCGCTGGCTGAGTACACGCGTGAGGAGGTGCTGACGCTTATCGAGACGGTGGTGACCGCCTATCAGGACCGCATGCTCGAAGAGCATGAGCGCATGGCCGCCAAGGATCGTGAATTCCTGGAACAGCGCCTGGCCCGCCAGGGACAGCCGGCCCGTGGGGGAGCGCCGTTCTGATGCTGGACTTCAACCACCGGCCCAAGATCCACGACCAGATCAGCGACCTCATCGACGCAGCGCTGGTCGAGGAACGCAAGGGTGAATCTCCACGTACCTACCTGGGCGGCTCCCGGCTCGGCGTGGCCTGCGAGCGGGCCTTGCAGTACGAGTACCTGCACGTGCCGGTTGACGCCGGCCGCGATTTCCCAGGTCGCCTGCTGCGCGTGTTCGAGGTCGGTCACGCCTTGGAAGACCTGGCGATCCGCTGGCTGCGGCTCGCTGGCTTTGAGCTCTACACGCGCAAGGCCGGCGGCGGGCAGTTCGGGTTCTCGGTCGCCGACGGTCGCATCCGTGGCCACGTCGACGGTGTCATCGCTTCTGCGCCGGCTGCGCTGGGCCTGCGGTGCCCGTCACTGTGGGAGTGCAAGACCATGAGCGACAAGTCGTGGCGCGAAACGGTCAAGCAGGGCGTCACCCTTTCCAAGCCCGTCTATGCGGCGCAGCTGGCCGTCTACCAGGCCTACATGGAGGGCGCGATCCCCGGCATCTCGCAGAGCCCGGCGCTGTTCACCGCCATCAACAAGGACTCCCAGGAGATCTGGTTCGAGCTGGTGCCGTTCGACGGCGGGCTGGCACAGCGGATGTCTGATCGGGCCGTCCGGGTGATCTCGGCGTCCGCCGCCGGCGAGATCCTGCCGCGCCTGGCGACGACGCCCACTCACTTCGAGTGCAAGTTCTGCGCTTGGCAGGATCGCTGCTGGAGCGCTGCATGACGGCGGCGGTCCTGGACTGGTTCGACTTCAACGATGCGGCCGAGCCGCGCAACTTCGACGCGAGCGATACCGAGGCGCTGCGCACGGGTCTGCTCGACCGGCTGGAAGCGATGTTGCAAGCGTTCTTCCCGCAAGGTCGCTTCCGCGGTGGCAAGTTCTATGTCGGCGATGTCGACGGCGCCGCCGGCAAGAGCCTGGTGGTCGAAGTCGATGGCGCAAGGCGTGGTCTGTGGACCGACTTCGCCACCGGTGACGGCGGGGACATCATCGACCTGTGGGCGAGTGCGCACCACCTCTCGGCCAAGCTCGACTTTCCGCGGCTCGCCGAGGGGATCCGACAGTGGCTCGGCTTGGCGCCGGCCCCAGTGAGCGTGCTGCGCCGCGATGCGCGAACGGCGGCGGTCGACGAGCTGGGGCCCTACACCGGCAAGTGGGACTACCTGACTGCCGACGGTGAACTCATCGCTTGCGTCTACCGGTTCGACCCGCCGACAGGAAAGGAGTACCGGCCTTGGGATGTGCGCGCCCGCATGTGGCGGGCCCCGGACCCCAGGCCTTTGTTCAACCTGCCGGCCATCGCGGTGTCGAGGAAGGTTGTCCTGGTCGAGGGCGAGAAGGCAGCGCAGGCGCTGAACACCATCGGCATCACCGCCACCACCGCGATGAACGGGGCGAAGGCGCCAGTGGACAAGACCGATTGGTCACCGCTGGCCGGGCGCCATGTCGTGATCTGGCCCGACCGAGATGCACCGGGCTGGGACTACGCCGAGAGTGCAGGACGCGCCTGCGTGGTGGCTGGCTGCACCTCGGTGGCCATCCTGGTGCCGCCCGTGGACAAACCGGACAAGTGGGACGCCGCCGATGCAGTGCACGAGGGTTTTGACTGTCGGGATTTCATCGAGCAGGGCGAGCGACGCGTGCTCAAGCTGGCGCCGCCGGTTCTGCCGAGCTTCACGCTGGGCGAACTGCTCGACGACAACTCGCCACTGCCGGCCGATCTGATCGCGCCGCGGGTGCTGACGCCTGCCGGCCTGCTGGTCTTTGGCGGCGCGCCGAAGGTGGGCAAGAGTGACTTCCTGCTGTCGTGGCTGACGCACATGTCCGCCGGCGCTGCGTTCCTCGGCATGACGCCATCGCGTCCGCTGCGCGTCTTCTACTTGCAGGCTGAGGTCCAGTACCACTACCTGCGCGAGCGCGTCAAAGAGGTTCGGCTGCCGCCAGAGCATGTCCCACACGCGCGCATCAACTTCATCGCCACGCCGCAGTTGCGGCTGGTGCTGGACGACGCGGGACTGGCGCAGGTGATTCCAGCCATCACGCAGTCCTTCGGCGGCGAACCCCCGGACATCATCGCTATTGACCCCATCCGCAACGTCTTCGACGGTGGTGATGCAGGCGGCGAGAACGACAACGGCGCGATGCTGTTCTTCTTGTCGCAGCGCGTCGAACGGATCCGCCAGGCCGTGAATCCAGACGCCGGAATCATCCTCGCGCACCACACGCGCAAGCTCGGCAAGAAGCAGTTCGAGGAAGACCCGTTCCAGGCCCTGGCCGGTGCGGGAAGCTTGCGCGGCTACTACTCGAGCGGGATCCTGCTGTTCCGTCCGGACGAGACGCGCACCACGCGCCAGCTGATCTTCGAGCTTCGCAATGGGCCCGCCATCCCGATGCGCCATGTCGACAAGATCCACGGCGAATGGCGTGAGATCGAGGCTAACGATCGACTGGTCCTCAAGGAGTACGGTGAACGGCTCGACGCCGAACGCAGCCGCAAGCGGGACGCGATCCTGCAGATCCTGTTCGAGGAGGCGGCGCGGGGGCGCTGCTACACCGCCAACCAGTTCGCCGAATCGTTCGAAGGCAAGGCTGGTCTGGGTGGCGAGCGAACGATCAGGGAGCGCATCTCGGCGCTGTCCACGCAGGGCTACATCAAGTTCTTCCGCAACGCCGCCGACTACGGCCTGTCTTCCATCGGTCGCTCGAAGTTCGGCTATCTGTGCGTGGAGGCCATGGTCCTGCTCGTCCAGGGTGACGCCGATCCGGCCACCGGCGAGATACCGACGCGTGAGATGCACGTCTTGCCCACCCACTACAAGTGCCCGAGCTCGGGTGCAGCCATGCCTGTGGAGAACCCAGAGGTCTGGGTCTACCAGGTCGGCGGCGACGAGACCGAGGAGGGCGCATGAACCCCACGCCGGCCAGTTGGCAAGTTGGCAACGCACCTGCCAACGGGGTTGCCAACTGGATATCCAACCCGCGGCACCGCCCGCGACAGCCCGCACGAGCCCTCTTTCCACCACCGGATCGAACCGTCCGCATGCACCCGCAGGAGTCCGCAATGACAGGCATCACCACGCAGGCGCAAGTTGGCAAGATTTTTGCCAACTGGACGCCGTCCTTTGCCAACTGGATTCAGTTGGCAGACCTCTGCCAACTTAATTCCCATATGAATCAGGTACTTTGCTCTAAGTTGGCAAGTTGGCAAGTTGGCAACGCTGCCAACTTGCCAACTGAGCTAAGTGCTTGTCACGCAACAGATTTCGGCTCCGCCGAAGTTGGCGAAATCTCCCCCTCCTACTACGTAGGAGAGGGGCCTGACGTCCCCTCATCCCTACGTGGAGGTTCAGCCCTCGGTCCACGAGACGGGTGCCGGAGTACGACATCGAACGCGGTTCTCGCGCTGGACCTGGGAACGCAGACTGGCTGGGCTCTGCGCGGCCACGACGACACAGTGACCAGCGGCTCCGAGTCCTTCAAGCCGCATCGCTTTGAGGGCGGTGGCATGCGCTACTTGCGCTTCAAGCGCTGGCTCACCGAAGTCAAGCAGTCCGCGGACATGATCGGCGCCGTGTTCTTCGAGGAGGTCCGCCGCCATGCCGGCGTGGACGCCGCCCACGCCTATGGCGGATTCATGGCGCACCTCACCGCCTGGTGCGAGCACCACCAGATTCCGTACCAGGGCGTGCCCGTGGGCACGATCAAGCGGCACGCCACGGGCAAGGGCAACGCCGGCAAGCAGGACGTCATCGCCGCGGTCCGGCGCCGCGGCTACCAGCCGGCCGACGACAACGAGGCCGATGCGCTGGCACTGCTGCACTGGGCTCTGGACACGCAGGAGCTGTGACATGGGCAGCCGCGTGAGAGCACAACGGTGGGACATCGACGAGGTGGCAAGCTGGCTCGTCGAAGGCGCCCGCACGGCGCATCGCCTGCCGCCGGTCCGGGTCCAGGGCTACTTCAACGTCTGGCCGACGATCGTGCGCAGCGACTACGAGCGCATGGCCAAGGACGATGAGCCCGTCTACCGCTTCCCACCTGAGCCTGCTGCGATTGACCGGATGATGGAGACGATGCGGTGGGTGCAGTGGCTGGCGGTCGAGCAGCGCCATTTGGTCTGGATGCGTGCGGAGCGCTACCCCTGGCGGGAGATCTGCAAGCGCTTTGGCTGCGATCGAACGACGGCTTGGCGTCGCTGGCAGGTCGCGATGAGCGTGATCGTCGACCACCTCAATGCCGGAATCGAAGGCAAGCTCACGGATCGACGCGAGGTGATTTCATGAAGTTGCCAGCGCTCGCGAACAGATGATGGCGGACGCGGCTCGATGCAAAGTTCAGGGCTAAGTCGACGTGCAACATCTGACCGAGTTTTGGGTAGAGTTCGTGTCAGTCTTGCCACGGGTGCAAGTAGCGAAGGCCGCGGAGCGATCCGTGGCCTTCGTCGCTTCTGAGCCACAGCCATCGGCTTCTTCGACGGGTCCTTCCGAGCCGAAAGGCAATACGGGGGGCGCGAGCGCGGCGCTCGCCTAGCGTCAGGGTGCAAACCGAGGTTTGCACCAGGTTGCAGGTTGCAGCCAGCCGCCCCTGAACACCTTCCAGAGCTCGCCCGCGGTTGATCTGCCGGCGGGTTCGTTCGCTTCATCGCAGCGCCATTTGCGGCCCGCGGCAGGTTCTTCCACCTGTCCGGGCCGCAGCCTTTTTGGACGGACCCCACGTGAACATGCTCAACGTCGACTACCGCAAGGTCGAGACGCTGATCCCCTACGCCCGCAATCCGCGGACCCACTCGGATGCGCAGGTGGCCAAGATCGCCGCCAGCATCGTCGAGTACGGTTGGACCAATCCGGTACTGGTGGACGGCGACAACGGCGTCATCGCCGGCCACGGCCGATTGGCGGCGGCGCGCAAGTTGGGTCTGGACGAGGTGCCGGTGATCGAGCTGGGCCACCTGTCGCTGGCACAGAAGCGCGCCTACGTGATCTCGGATAACCGCCTGGCGCTGGACGCCGGCTGGGACGAGGAACTGCTGGCGCTGGAGATCGCTGAGTTGTCCGAGGCCGGGTACGACCTCGCGCTGACTGGCTTCGACGATGCCGAGATCCAGGGCTTACTCGCGGACAACGACGGCGAAGGCGAGGGCGCGAAGGACGACGGCACGCCTGACGCGGCTGACGACGTCCCCGATGCACCGGCCGTGCCCGTATCGCGCGCCGGCGACGTGTGGGCCCTTGGGCAGCACCGGCTGATCTGTGGTGATGCCACCAACGCCGCCGTCGTCACCAGCCTCTTGCAGGGCGAACGCGCCCGCTTGTGCTTCACCTCGCCGCCCTACGGCAACCAGCGCGACTACACCAGCGGTGGCGTCGGGGACTGGGACGGCTTGATGCGCGGCGTGTTCGCCAACCTGCCGATGACCGACGACGGCCAGGTGCTGGTCAATCTCGGGCTGATCCACCGCGACAACGAGTTCATCCCTTACTGGGACGCCTGGCTCGGCTGGATGCGCACGCAGGACTGGCGCCGCTTCGCCTGGTATGTCTGGGACCAGGGGCCCGGGATGCCCGGCGACTGGTCCGGTCGGTTCGCGCCAAGCTTCGAGTTCGTCTTCCACTTCAATCGCAGCAGCCGCAAGCCGAACAAGATCGTCCCCTGCAAACACGCTGGCCAGGAATCGCATCTGCGTGCGGACGGCTCGTCCACGGCCATGCGCAGCAAGGAGGGCGAAGTCGGTGGCTGGACGCATGCTGGTCAACCTACCCAGGACAGTCGCATCCCGGACTCGGTGATCCGCGTCATGCGCCACAAGGGGAAGATCGGCAAGGACATCGACCACCCGGCCGTCTTCCCGGTCGCGCTGCCCGAGTTCGTGGTACAGGCCTTCACGGACCGCGGTGATTTGGTGTTCGAACCGTTCGGCGGCAGCGGCACCACCATGCTCGCCGCCGAGCGCACCGGCCGAGTGTGTCGCAGCGTCGAGATCGCGCCCGAGTACGTCGACGTGGCCATTCGGCGCTTCCAGCAGAACCATCCCGGCGTGCCGGTCACGCTCGTGGCGACCGGCCAGACGTTCGATGAGGTCACCAAGGAGCGTCTGTTCCTCGTGGAGGCAGCGCAATGAACGCCTCCTGGCTGGCCGACAAGATCGAGCAGTGGCCGACAGTCAAGCTGCTGCCCTACGCCCGCAACGCCCGCACGCATTCACCCGAGCAGGTGGCGCAGATCGCCGCCTCGATCGCCGAGTTCGGTTTCACGAATCCGATCCTGGCGGGTAGCGACGGCGTGATCGTGGCCGGGCACGGCCGGCTGGCCGCAGCCCAGAAGCTCGGGCTGGACATCGTGCCGGTCGTTGTGCTGGACCACTTGAATCCCAACCAGCGCCGCGCGCTGGTGATTGCCGACAACCGTATCGCCGAGAACGCGGGCTGGGATGAAGCCATGCTGCGGGTCGAACTGGCCGCCCTCCAGGGTGACGACTTCGATCTCTCGCTCACCGGCTTCGATGCCGATGCCCTGGCCGAGCTGATGGCAGGCGACGGTAGCGACGGCGAGGGCGGGACCGATGATGACGCCGTGCCGGAGGTCGCCGAGACGCCAATCTCACGACCCGGCGACGTCTGGTTTATGGGTGGGCACCGCGTGCTGTGCGGCGATGCCACCTTGACCGACAGCTACGGCCGGCTCCTGGGCGGCGAGTTGGTGGACATGGTCTTCACCGATCCACCCTACAACGTCAACTACGCCAACAGCGCCAAGGACAAGATGCGCGGCAAGGACCGCGCGATCCTGAACGACAACCTGGGTGATGGCTTCTACGACTTCCTGCTCGCGGCCTTGACGCCGACCGTCGCCAGCTCCCGCGGCGCGGTCTACGTGGCAATGTCTTCCAGCGAACTCGACGTGCTGCAGGCCGCCTTCCGTGCCGCTGGTGGCCACTGGTCGACGTTCATCATCTGGGCCAAGAACACCTTCACCCTTGGCCGCGCCGATTACCAGCGCCAGTACGAGCCGATCCTGTACGGATGGTCCGAGGGCGGGCAGCGTCACTGGTGCGGCGACCGCGACCAGGGTGACGTCTGGAACATCAAGAAGCCGCAGAAGAACGATTTGCACCCGACGATGAAGCCGGTAGAGCTGGTCGAGCGGGCCATCCGCAATTCCAGCCGGCCGGGCAATGTGGTGCTCGACCCGTTCGGGGGCTCAGGGACGACGCTGATCGCCGCCGAGAAGTCCGGGCGACTGGCGCGGCTGATCGAACTGGACCCCAAGTACGTCGACGTGATCGTGCGCCGATGGCAGGACTGGACCGGGCAGAAGGCCACCCGCGAGTCCGATGGCCTGGCCTTTGATCAAGCTGCGTGCGATTCGTCGACGATCTCGCAGTGAATCACGAAGCCCGTCAGGTAGGGCAGGCCGCGCGGGATGCCGTAGTCCTTGCTGGTCTGGCGGCCAATCGTCCAGCCCATCCATTGCTGGGTGGCGGCGTTGATCGCGTCCGCGAGGGACGCGCCCCGGTACATCGCGTTCTGAACGTCGTCCGCAAAATGCCGCCCGTGGCGGCTGTCCAGGAAGTTCCGGACAGACTCCAAAGTCTCGCCGGTTGCATCGGCGATCGCAGTCATTGCCAAGGGCCAGGCTGCGGTCGCCTGTTCGTCCATCGTGTTCCAGAAGCCCCAGGCGTCGTTCTGGGTGGCGGGGATCTGTGTTGTGGTGGTCATCTCGGGCTCCGTGGCGTTGGTCGTTGCGATGCTTGTAGTAACGCGCTGTTGGGTCGGGAAGCCAAGCTCTTTGGTGCGACGAATTCGAGCTTCTTCGTCAACCCAGGCGCGCCACGTAGCGGGCGTAGTCACTGCCCTCGGGATTGACGTACAGACGCGGGCGCCCGGGCGCGGTCACCTCTACGCACAGCTGGCCGCCGTATGCGCTGCCACCTTTGCCGCGGAGCCAATCGCGGGACGCCAGCAGGCGGCTGGCAAACGCATCGAACTCCGCCGGCGTGAGTTCCCGGGTTTCGGTGACGTAGACCTTGTCCTGTCCGTGCCCACCAACCTCGCTCAGGTCGACCGGCTTGCGGGCGAAGGGCAGCCGCACACCCGACTCCTCGACCTGGACGGCGGTGTCGCCGACCTGCAGGACGCGAGTGGTGCGCTCGATGGTGATGGTCATGCTGCTCATCGGTGTGCCCTCGTTGCTCAGGCGATGCGGTAGACGCGATCGCCGCCATGGGCCTTATCGGAGACCAGGTTCAAGCCGAGTTTCTTCTTGAAGGCGCCGGCGAAGGTGCCGCGCACCGTGTGCGCCTGCCAGCCGGTGGCCTCGCAGAGTTGCTTCACCGTCGCGCCCTCGGGCCGGCGCAGCATCTGGATCACGGTGGCCTGCTTGCTGTGCTCGCGGGTGCGGGGTTTGGCCTCGGCGCGTTCTTGCGCCCACGTCGCCTCTGCGGCCGCCACAGCGGCCTCGATTTCGGGGTCGGCGTCCAAGGGCGCAGGCGCGGGACGGGCGCGCCCCAGGGCGTCGTAGCCCTCGGGCGAGACGGTGTAGGCGGTGCCGTCCTGGTTGATGAGGTGACGCTTGCTCAGGCCTTCCAGAACCTTGGTGCGGGCCCCGCCTTTGACGTGGTCGGGGAACCATTCGATCTTGCCGCTGGTGTGCTCGATGGCGTAGGCCAGGATGGCGTGCTGCGCAGGGGTCAGTTGGATGCTGGTCATGGGTTGCTCCGGTGGAGGGTTGAATGGGTGAGTTGATGAACGCGCTGTTCGGAAGTGAAGCCAAGCGCTTTCTGATGGGTTTGCCGCCGATTAATCAGCGGGTGCTCTTGCTGGCCGCTTGGCGCGCTTGCTCGACGCCCGCGTTGAAGGCGGCTTCGAGAGCGTCGCGCAGCGTCCAGACGGCGACCTCGTGGAAGTCCAGGCTGTCGGACTTGCGTGTCTGCAAGGTCTCGATGTCGAGGTGCTTGCTGGCGATCTCGGCGAGCAGCTTGTCGATCGAGGTCATGTTGGCGTCCTGTGGTGCGTGGGTTGATGGACGTATGAACGCGCTGTTCAGCGGTGAAGCCAAGCTCTTTCTGCTTGGCTCGGCCGTCACCGTTTGACTTCGCGCAGGACGCGCACGCCCTCCTGGGCGAGGGTGAGCGCCGCCGTCTGGAAGGCGATCTCTGCCATCCAGGGCGCGGCCTTGGCATCGGCGAGCAACTCGTCGACGACTTGCTTGGACTTGGAGCGCATCGCGACGCACGCTGCTTCGAGTTGGTCGTTGCTTGCGCTGCGCGTCTCCGGGCAGATCCGCACCAGCACCGTGAGGGCGGCTTGGCCCAGGCGCTGGCCCAGGGTGTCGATCGCTGCGTGGTTCATGTCAGGGTCCTTCGAGGGGGTGTGGCGACGACTTGATGAACGCGCTGTTCTCGATGGAAGCCAAGCTCAATCTGCCCGCTGACCCAGGATTCATTGAGACGACTAATGGGGATTTCGATCCGGGCCTACGCGAGACACCGGGGCGTGACCGACACCTCGGTTCACAAGGCGATCCGAGCCGGACGCATCACGCCAGAAGGTGACGGCACGATCGACGCCGCGCGAGCCGACGCCGAGTGGGCCCGCAACTCCGACGCACCCCGGGCCGGCACGCGCAGCAAGCCGGTGCGCGTCGCTGTCCCCGAGCCCGCGGCCGAGGCGCCGGCCGCATTGCCGGGCAGTTCGGGCACATCACTGCTGCAGGCCCGCACCGTCAACGAGGTCGTCAAGGCGCAGACGAACAAGGTGCGGCTGGCTCGCCTCAAGGGCGAACTGGTGGATCGCCCGCAGGCGATCGCGCATGTCTTCAAGCTGGCGCGCTCGGAGCGAGATGCCTGGTTGAACTGGCCGGCCCGGATCTCGGCACAGATGGCCGCACGCCTCGGCATCGAGCCGCACACCATGCACGTGGCGCTAGAGGCCGCGGTGCGCGAGCACCTTCAGGAGCTGGGCGAGCTTCGACCGCGGGTGGACTGATGCTGGACCTGGACTACGAAGGTGCGGCCGAGATCGAGCGCGCCTGGCGCGAGGGCCTGACGCCGGACCCCTTGCTCTCGGTGTCCGAGTGGTCGGACCGCCACCGCATGCTCTCCAGCAAGGCTTCGGCCGAACCGGGGCGCTGGCGGACCAGCCGCACGCCGTACCTCAAGGCGATCATGGACTGTCTGTCGCCGACCTCGCCGGTCGAGCGCGTCGTGTTCATGAAAGCGGCCCAGCTCGGTGCCACCGAGATGGGGTCGAACTGGATCGGCTATGTGATCCACCACGCACCCGGTCCGATGATGGCGGTCTGGCCGACGGTGGAGATGGCCAAGCGCAACTCCAAGCAGCGGATCGACCCGCTGATCGAGGAGTCGGGCGTGTTGGCCGAGCTGATCGCCCCGGCGCGCAGCCGGGACTCGGGCAACACCATCCTGGCCAAGGAGTTCCGCGGCGGCGTGCTGGTGATGACCGGGGCCAACAGCGCGGTGGGTTTGCGCTCGATGCCGGTGCGCTACCTGTTCCTGGACGAGGTCGACGGCTATCCCCTGGACGTCGAAGGCGAGGGCGACGCCATCTCGCTGGCCGAGGCGCGCACCCGCACCTTTGCGCGTCGCAAGATCTTCATCGTTTCGACGCCCACGATCTCGGGTGTCAGCGCGATCGAGCGGGAGTACGAGGCCAGCGATCAGCGGCGCTACTTCGTGCCGTGTCCGCACTGTTCGCATCGGCAGTGGTTGCGTTTCGAGCAACTGCGCTGGGACAAGGGCCAGCTCGACACGGCGGCCTACCGCTGCGAGTTCTGTGAAGTGCCGATCGCCGAGCACCACAAGACCTGGATGCTCGAACACGGCGAGTGGCGGGCGATGACACCTGAGAACGGCAGCAAGACGGCGGGCTTCCACCTGTCTTCGCTGTACAGCCCTGTGGGCTGGCGCAGCTGGCGTGAGATTGCTGTGGCCTGGGAGGCGGCGGTGAGCAAGGAGTCGGGATCGGCAGCGGCCATCAAGACCTTCAAGAACACCGAGCTCGGCGAGACCTGGGTTGAGGAAGGCGAGGCGCCGGACTGGCAACGGCTGATCGAGCGGCGCGAGGACTACCGCGTCGGCACCGTGCCACAGGGTGGATTGCTGCTGGTCGGTGGTGCCGACGTTCAGAAGGATCGCATCGAGGCCTCGATCTGGGCCTTCGGGCGCAGCAAAGAGGCGTGGCTGGTCGAGCACCGGGTGCTGATGGGCGACACCGCCCGCGACACGGTCTGGACCCAACTCGAGGCCCTGCTCGGTGAGCAATGGACGCACGAGAGTGGCGCCACCCTCCCGCTGGCCCGCTTCGCCCTGGATACGGGGTTTGCGACCCAGGACGCCTACGCCTTCGTGCGCGCCTGTCGCGATGCGCGGGTGATGGCGGTCAAGGGCGCTGCCCGTGGTGCTGCACTGATCGGCACGCCGACCGCAGTCGACGTCACCCGAGGGGGTCGCAAGCTGCGCCGCGGCATCAAGGTGTTCTCGGTGGCGGTCGGCATCGCCAAGCTGGAGCTCTACAACAACCTGCGCAAGAGCGCGTCGGTGGCCGAGGATGGGGTCAGGACGATGTTCCCGCCTGGCTTCGTTCACCTGCCCAAGATCGACGGCGAGTTCATCCAGCAGCTGTGCGCTGAGCAGCTGATCACGCGGCGGGACCGCAACGGTTTTCCGGTACGGGAGTGGCAGAAAGTGCGCGAGCGCAACGAGGCGCTGGACTGCTACGTCTACGCGCGTGCGGCTGCCGCGGCTGCCGGACTCGACCGCTTCGAGGAGCGCCACTGGCGCGAGATGGAACGACAACTGGGGATCGCGCGGCCGCCCGATGAGGCGCCGCAGATTCAACCCTTCGACAACCCCGAGGCCACCCACAGCGGTGGCCTCCCAGCTTCTGGGGCTGGTTCTGGCCCCTCCAAGACAGGCCGGCGCGTCATCCGCAGTCGCTGGTTGAGTTGATGAGCAAGGAATGACCTACACCACCACCCAACTCGATGCACTCAAGCGCGCGCTGGCCACCGGCGAACATCGCGTGAGCTTCGCCGACAAGACGGTCGAGTACCGCTCGATCGAAGAACTGCGCGCCGCCATCCGGGCCGTCGAGGCCGAGCTCGCGCGCAGCGCGGGCAACCCGGCCAAGCGCCAGATCCGGGTCACCACGTCCAAGGGTCTGGAATGACCTGGTGGACTCGACTCAGGACAGGTCTGTTCGGCAAGCCCACGCCGACCTATGACGGCATCGGCTCCGGCCGGCGCGCCATGGCTTGGCAGGTCGGCAATCCGGGTGCCGTGGCGGCGCTGGCCTTCAGCCAGAACGAACTGCGCGCCAAGAGCCGCGACCTGGTGCGGCGCAACGCCTGGGCGGCCGCCGGCGTCGAGGCCTTTGTCGCCAACGCCATCGGTACCGGCATCAAGCCGCAGTCGATGGTCGCCGACCCGGTGCTGCGCGAGGCCATCCAGGCGCTGTGGCGTGACTGGTGCGAGGAGGCCGATGCCGCCAGCCTGACTGACTTCTACGGCCTGCAATCACTGGCCTGCCGCGCGCTGCTGGAGGGCGGCGAGTGTCTGGTGCGGTTGCGTTATCGGCGCCCCGAGGATCGGCTGACGGTGGGCCTACAGATCCAGGTACTGGAGCCCGAGCACCTGCCGCTGACGATGAACCGCGAACTGCCTTCGGGCAACGTCATTCGCGCCGGCATCGAATTCGATCGGCTGGGCCGACGTGTGGCCTACCACTTGTACCGCTCACATCCTGGCGACGGTGCCCTGGCGCCAATGTCCGGCACCGGCGGCATGGAGACGGTGCGCATCCCCGCCTCCGAGGTCGTCCACCTCTTCCGGCCGCTGCGGCCGGGTCAGATCCGCGGCGAGCCCTGGTTGGCCCGGGCGCTGGTCAAGCTGAATGAACTCGACCAGTACGACGATGCCGAGCTGGTGCGCAAGAAGACTGCTGCGATGTTCGCCGGCTTCGTCACCCGCCTGGCGCCCGAGGACAACCTGATGGGGGAAGGCGCTCCAGACGGGCAGGGCGTCTCACTCGCCGGTCTGGAGCCTGGGACCTTGCAGCTGCTGGAGCCCGGCGAGGACATCAAGTTTTCCGCGCCGGCCGATGTCGGCAGTTCCTACGCGGAGTTCATGCGCCAGCAGTTCCGCGCCGTGGCGGCGGCGATGGGCATCACCTACGAGATGCTCACGGGCGACCTGACGCAGGTGAACTACTCGTCGATTCGCGCGGGCTTGCTCGAATTCAGGCGGCGCTGTGAAGCGCTGCAGCACGGCGTCATCGTGCACCAGCTGTGCCGCCCGATCTGGCGCGCCTGGATGGAGCAGGCGGCGATCGAGGGCAGCCTGGCCCTGCCGGGCTTCAGCCGCAGGCGCCGCGAGTACCTGGCCGCCAAGTGGATCCCGCAAGGCTGGCAGTGGGTCGACCCGAAGAAGGAGTTCGACGCCATGCAGACGGCCATCCGCGCCGGTCTGCTGTCGCGCTCGCAGGCGATCTCGGCCTTCGGCTACGACGCCGAGGACATCGATCGCGAGATCGCCACCGACAACCAACGCGCGGACGAGCTCGGACTCGTCTTCGACTCGGACCCGCGCAGTGACGCCAGACGCATCGACGCCCGTAACACCCACGCCAGCGTCGAGCCGGTCGTCGTTGAACCCCAGGACACCTGACATGCAGCTCGTACATCTGGCGTCCCGTCTCTATGGGACGCCGCTTCTCATCGCCCGCGCCAAGCTCGACGTGATCCTGGCCGTGCTGGGGCCGCGTATCGGTCTGCAAGGTCTGGACATGGCCGCAACACTGCCCGGGGCGAGGAGCGAGACCCCAACGTCGCCGGGCATCGCGGTGATTCCGATCCACGGCACGCTGGTGCGCCGTGCGCTCGGACTAGAGGTGGCGTCGGGCTTGTCCTCGTACGCCGAGATCGGTGCTCGCATCGATGCGGCGCTGGCCGACCCCGCGGTGAAGGGCATCCTGCTCGACATCGACTCGCCGGGTGGCGAGGCCGGCGGCGTTTTCGAACTCGCCGACCGCATCCGGCTGGCCAGCGCCATCAAGCCGGTCTGGGCGCACGCCAACGATGCCGCCTTTTCGGCCGCCTACGCCCTCGCGGCTTCGGCCACACGTCTCACGCTGTCGCAGACGGCGGGGGTCGGCTCGATCGGCGTCATCGCTCTGCACGTCGACCAGTCGGTCAAGGACGCCAAGGACGGCCTGACCTACACCGCGATCTACGCGGGCCAGCACAAGAACGACTTCTCGCCGCACGCGCCGCTGTCGGAGGAGGCCGGAGCGGCGCTGCAGCTCGAGGTCGATCGGCTCTACGAGATCTTTGTCAGCCAGGTCGCTGGGATGCGCGGCCTGGAGCCCGAGGCCATCCGCAGCCTGGAAGCCCGCCTTGTCTTCGGCGCAGCCGCGGTCACCGCCGGCCTGGCCGACGGCGTGGCGAGCCTGGAGCAAGTCGTGGCGGAGTTCGCCGCCAGCCTGGCCGCCCAGCGGCGGTTGGGCATCGCCTCGTCGGCCCAGCGCACGCCACCGGCGCGGGCGTCGCCGGTGGATGCCGAAGCC